TTTCCTAAAAAATATAAGAGTAGCATAGAAATAACTAAGTTTGAAAAGAATTTGATGTCACAAGATCCAGTTAGAGGTAGAACAAAACCATTAACTTATACTTTTATGGATGCTTTCCCAAGAACTATTTCATCAATGCCAGTTACATATGATGCATCAGATTTATTAAAATGCACAGTGTCATTTTCTTATACAAGATATAGTGCAAAGCCCTCTAATGCAAATGCTAATGATCCAACGTTCGCAAATTATTTTGCTCAACTTGCTAATAACGCTGTGGATAATGCAACTAGAGTAGATTTCATGGGTGATTTAGCTGGTGGATTTGTTCTAAATTCACTCCGCCAGTAACCCTGCTATATAATATACTGAATTGCATAATAGGATATCATGCCTTTACCAAAAATTGCGACACCAACATACAGTATGGTGTTACCATCTACAGAAAAGGAAATAAATTATAGACCTTTTCTGGTCAAAGAAGAAAAACTTTTAGTTCTTGCTTTAGAAACTGAGGATACAAAACAAATTACTACTGCTATCAAAGCAGTTTTAAAAAATTGTGTTCTTACAAAAGGAATAAAGATAGAAGCACTACCGACATTTGATATTGAATATTTGTTTTTAAATATTCGTGGTAAGTCTGTGGGTGAATCATTAGATGTAAACATAATTTGCCCAGATGATGAGAAAACAACTGTTAAAGTTGTGATTGATTTAGATGATATTGAAGTCAATAAAACTGAAGGTCATTCAAACAAAGTTGAGTTGGATAAAAATCTGATGATGGAACTTAAGTATCCTTCTTTAGAAGAGTTTATAAAGAGCAACTTTGATTTCAAAGATGAGAATGCAATGGATCAATCATTTAAGTTAATTGCATCTTGTGTCGATAAAATATATACTGATGAGGAAGTATGGGCTGCAGCAGACTGCACGAAGAAAGAGATAACAGAGTTTCTTGAATCGATGAACTCATCTCAATTCAAAAAAATTGAAGAGTTCTTTACAACAATGCCTAAATTATCACATACTATTAAGGTAAAGAATCCAAATACAAAAGTCGAAAGTGAGGTTGTGCTTGAGGGTTTAGCGTCTTTTTTCGGGTAGCAATGATCCACATGGATCTTGCTAGCTATTACAAGTTAAACTTTTCGTTGATGCAATACCATAAATACTCATTAACTGAGATTGAAAACATGATACCTTGGGAACGAGATATCTATGTTGGATTATTAAAACAACATCTCGAAGAGGAAGAACTTAAACGCAATCAATCGAACGCGAATGCCTAAACCAAATAAGGAAATTAAGCAATTACTTATAAATGATTTTGGATACGAACCCGTTGAACTAGAGTCTTACACGGGTCAACTTCGTGCGTTAAAAGAAAGTTTCAATTCACTTCAAATAAAAGATCCAAAAGATCCTAGATTAAAAGAATTAGCAATAGCGATAAAAGATCTAAGAGCACAAAGAGAAGTAGAAAAAGACAAGACTGGTAAATTAAAAGTAACAAGAAAGAGAAGATCAGATGCTAAATCGGCAGAACAGATAAAAGATGAGATAGATGCAAAAGATAAGGCGATAGCGGATAGGAAAGCGAAGAAGAAAAAAGATGCGATGAATTTTATATCTCCAGGCTCTAAACCTCCTGAGTTACCTCCAGCAGAAAATACTGGTAGTGGAGATATGTCATCATCACTCATGAAGATATCTAATGATGTGAATATCATCAAGGGTATTGTTGAGTCTCAAGAGAAACTTGAAAAAGATAAGATGGAGGATACTAGAGAAGCAAGAGAGAAAAAGAAAAGAGGTATGGCAGAGAACCTTTTAGAGGGATCAAAGAAAGCATTCGGGAAGGTTAAAGATGTAGCTGCAAAAATGCTTAAACCTTTGGAGGGTATCTTCAGTAGGATATTTAAGTTTTTAACTTTGTTTATACTTGGATCTGGATTGATGAAACTTCTTGATTGGATGGGAAATCCTGAAAATAAATCAAAGATGCAATCTATATTCAGATTCTTAGCAGATTGGTGGCCTGCTATTGTGGGTGCTTTGATGGCATTCCTACCTGGTTTCCCTATCATCACAGGTGTAATCGCATTGGCAATAGGATATCTCCCTAAGTTAATTGATACTGTCAAAATGTTATTTGGATTTGGTAAACAAGTCGATAAAGAGATTGCAAAGAATGAAAAAGATTTAACGAAAGAAACGACTGTAAAACTTGATGACAAAGCAGGGGAAGATCCTCCAAAACAAGGAGATGATCCAAATGCAGTTGTAGATGTTCCAGAGGGTGCAGGGGAAAAACCAAAAGTTACAGAACCTCCTATGTATGCGAATAAAGGTGGTGAGGTTCCTGGCCAAGGAAACACAGACACTGTTCCTGCGATGTTAACACCTGGTGAATTTGTATTAACCAAGGATGCGGTGAAAAAATATGGCACTGATACTTTATATGGTATGAACGCTGCTGCTGGTGGAGTTGATAAATCAAATGATGTTCCAAGGGGGCCAAGCGGTAAACCCATAAAGAAAACTATGAAGAAAAAATCAACTGTTCAGACCATGATGGATATGGGTGGGTTGAATCCGATTAATAATATATCTAAATCGATGAATAATGTGACTAACAATACGTCTAATAACATATCTAAACCAACGAGTAATGTCACTAACAATATTAATACGTCTAAATCAACGAGTGATGTGACTAATAATTCGTTGAGTGATATGACTAACAATATATCTAAATCTAACGTAACTAACAATATAGCTGAAACAATGAACATGAGTGGTGGTGGCATGACTAAAAACATGTCATACATGGGTGGTGGTGGCATGACTAAAAACACGACATACATGAGTGACGGTGGCATGACTAAAAATACATCATATATGAGTGATGGTGGAATGACTAAAAACATGTCATACATGAATAGCGGTGGTATGGTCACTAATAATATAGGTGGAACATCAAATGTTCAGTATATGAAACTTGGTGGCATGGTTAAAAACTTTATTTCTAATTCACCACAAGCTCGTTTCTTAAAATTTGCAGGGAATCAGATTTCTAAAACACCACAAGCTCGTCTCTTAAGGTTTGCAGCAAAACAAATCAAAAAGTTACCTGTAAAACCACCTGCAGCAAAAGCATTAAAAGCTCTTAAGGCACTTGGAATGAAGAATACTCCACCATCACCAATGACTTCTGAAGGTGGTGATAGTAGTGTTAATGAGATACCAAGATTTAGCGTGATTGCGTCTGGTGGTAGAGCAAAGGAACAGACACTGGGGATAAGGAGATAGTATGGCAGGATTTTTAGCGGGCATAGGAAAAGCTGCAGGGAAGATGGCTGCAGGTAAAGCAAAGGATGTCGCCACTCAAAAAGCAAAGAATTTTATTACTGGTAAGAAAAAAGGAAAGGGTGGTGGATTAGTAAAAAATAAAGTTAATAAAGAAATCATGGGAAACATGATGGGTAGAAAAATTGGTGGAGATAAAGGAGGAGTAGATATTCCAGCATCAAAACAAACTATTAATGTAACTCCTTTAGGATCTGATTCTCCTGTGAGTTCGGGTGGTGGCAGTGGAGATGTAAAAATTGTACAAGATATTAGTGTTGCTGTATCTGCAATTGCTGAGACAATGAAGAGTGGTCTCATATTAAAAGATAAACAAGAAGCTAAAAAAAGAAAAGCAGCAGAGAGAGATAAACGTGCTGCAATAGAAAATGAAAAAGAGGCTGGTAAACCAAAGAAACAAGGTGGTGGTGGAGGAATGAACTTTAAAGTTCCTGGTGTTGGTTTATTGGGTGGGATATTTGGTTTTGTTACTAAGTTTGTTTTTGCATCAATATTAATAAAACTAGTTGATCTTGCTCCAAAGATTGAACCTATACTCAAATCGATTGTTGGTGCTATCAAATTTGTCGATAATATATTTGGAGTATCTGCTACTGGTAGTTTTTTATTAAATTTTTTAGTTTCTTTTATTGATTTTGGATATAAAATAGTTGATGGTGCAGAGAAAATAGTTACTAATATTTTTGGTGAAGAGGGTGCTGAAAAATTCAGAACCTTTATGGAGAATGTAAAGAATCTTATTACTGGATTTGTTATATGGAAAACAATAGGTCAAAAAATATTTAAACAAGTTGCTAAAAATATAGCAAATGTTTTTAAACTTGTTAGAGGTTTTGCAAGAAGAGCATTTGTTGGTTTGAAAAGATTAATGGGGCCTGGTGCAAGAAAAGGTATAAGAGGAATATTTAAAGCAGGAAGAGGATTAGCAACTAAAGGTTTGTCAAAGGTTGGTGGATTTGCTGCGAAGATATTTGGTAAGGCTGCAGGAGTTATCTCACCTGCACTCAAAGGTGCTAAACCATTTGTTTCCAAGTTCTTTGGTAGAGTTCCAATTGTAGGCCCACTTGTTGTTGGTATTC